GGTGGACCGTCAGGGGCAGCCCCTCGGCATCGCCGCTGTACACTTCATCTCGCCGAGGGGCTCGCTCGTTCAAGCCGTCATCGGCCTGAATAATGCGCTCAACAAAACGAATCTGGACCTCCTCGCCGCGGCCGATCAGCTCGGGTTCGGCGTGCTGGCCGTCGAATACGAGGGCTCGCTGCCGAGCAACACGAATAGTGCCGGACAGGAGACCGACGCCTCCGCGGATGGCATGGGCCTCCGTCCGGGTCGCGTGTTCGAGACCACGGGCAAGGTGAAGAAGCTGCCCGGCGATGACCTGGCGGGACTTCTCGCCTACAAGGCCGACCTCGCCCAGTCCATCGCCAGCAACAGCGATGTGCCCATCCACGAGGTAACGCCGCTGGCCGGCCAGGTGCCGAGCGGCGCGGCGCTGCGAATGCTCGAGTCGAGCATGACCTCGCAAATCGAGGAGTGTCAGGCGCGGTTCGGGTCTTCCTGGCGCCGGGTGTTCACACTCGCTCAGCGACTCGGTCAGATGTACGGCGGGCTCGCCGAACAGCCCACGACCATCTACCCCGTCTGGCGGGGCGCTGCCGTGACCGATCCGACTGAGGAGCAGGCAGCCAAAACCCAGGAGGCCCAGCGGATCAAGACGCTGACCGATGCGGGGCTGCCCCTCGCGGCCGTGTTGCGGGAGGTCGGATGGGACAAGGAGAAGATCGCGCGGGCGCTCGCCGAGAAACAGACAGCAGATAGCCAGGCAGAGGCGTCGATGGCGTCGGCACTACTCAGGCAGGCGCGGCTGATGGATCAAGGGCAAGGGCAGCCCGATGACGGGCTAACGGTAGATGTGGAGGAAGGGGCGGTTGAGTGACGCTTGACGCCGACCTCGCCCGCGAGTGGCTCAGGGTCGAGAGGTCGCTCACGGGTGACCTCTCGCGAGTGGCCCGCAACCTCGTTGCCCTCCGCGCTCGGGGCATCAACGTCAACACCTGGCTGATGGGTGCGGATCCCGGATACCTGCAGCTCGTCGCCCAGCTCGGCACGGAGGCGCGCCGCTTCGGCGACACCGCCGCGACCGAGATTGCGCGGGAGGCGGCCCGGAGGGCGGGGCTCAGCCAGTCGCAGGTGAGGGCGTACCTGAAGCAGATTGGGGCCGCGGACTATCGGAGCGTGACACCGCGCTCGGATGGCTTCGTGGACAGGCAGGCGGCATACCGTTTCCTGCTTGACTCTGGCGTCCCCGCCGATGCTCTGGCGGGGATGCGGAAGGCGATGCTCGAGGCCGCGCAAGCGGGCAAGAGCCCCGCTGAGGTGGTGGCGGCGGCTAAGGCGGGGATGGCCAGAGGACTGAATCGGGCGATGCTCACGTCGCGAGACCAGACGGCGCGTGCCGCTCGGGAGGCGGCCGACCTCGAGATGCAGGCCAGCGGGCAGGTTTGGCAGAAACAGCGGATAGTCCAGCGGGACGGCGCGTGCGCCGCGTGCCTGGCCAAGGACGGCGAGGTGATACCCGTCGAGGAGCCGAGCTTCGACCACGCCGCCGGGAAGTGCCAGTGGAAACCCATCCTGGTCGGACAGAACGCGCTCCGACGCTCCGCCGAGACGTGGCTCCGCACTCAGCCCGCTGAGTACCAGCGTGACGTGCTCGGTAACGCGAGATACGAAGCCTTCAGGGATGGCAAGCTCAGCCTGGCGAGCGTGGGGCAGGTCACGCAACATCCAACCTGGGGACGGGGACTACGCATCGCGCCGATGGCGCAAGGAGTATAGCGGTGGCGAAGTGGGCGAACGATCTGGTAATGGACGCCGCGTGCGACTATATCGCCACGGCTGATCGGCTGTTTGTGTGCTCGGCGCAGCCAGCGACCTACGCCGAGGCGGCGAGCACCTACGACCTGGCGACGCACACTCTGTCGAGTGGCGATTTCGCCAAGGCCAACGGCACGAGCGGTCGCAAGGTGACGATCGCTGAGCAGGCGGCCATCACGGTCGATCACTCGGATACGGCGACTCACGTCGCTCTCGGCATCTCGGGGACGACCGTGCTCGTCTACGTGACAACCTGTACCAGCCAGGCACTCACGGCGGGTAATACTGTGACCGTGCCCGCGTGGGCAATCCAGATAGCCGACCCGACCTAGCAGGCGACCGTTGACGAAGGCGTATCGGGACACCAATCTCGACGGCACGGTGAGCTAATGGCACTCGGACACGGCGTTGCCAAGAAGGTTCAGACGACGGGCCTCTCCACGACACTGGCGAATGCCTGGACAGTCTCGGCGGGTTCGCTCCTCGTCTGCGTCCTCACGTCCTGGACCGGGAATGCCACCGAGCACGTTGTGTCCAGCGGGAACAATGGCACTTGGACCCGCATCGCCACAGCCAACGGCGCTTCCGCCAAGGTTTCGCTGCACTATGCCAAGAACGCGACGGCGGGCCTGGAATCACTCACCATCAACTCGGGCGGAGCGGGTAATTACCTCACGGGAATCTTCCACGAGGTAACGGGGGCGGACACGACCGCTCCATTCACCGCGGGCGAGGTCGCATCTGGCACTCACGCCACGGGCACCAACCCGCAGACGGGCAGTGTCACTAACGCGACAGCGAATAGCATCTTCTTCGCGGGCCTCTGCACCGACACGGCGTCAGGCACGGCCACGCTCACGGTCGATAGCACAGGCTCCTCGCCGACAGGCTGGGCGCTACAGGACGCTACCGAGAGCCAGCACACCAACGCTAACGCCTATACCACTCTGTCGGTGCCTCACCTGATCGTGTCGTCGGGTGCGGCGACCAAACACGGCTGGACGACCAATAGCATTGCGTCGGCCCATGTTATCGCGGCATTCAAGGCGGCATCCACAGGTACCACCCTGACCGTTGCGGGCTCCGACCACGCTCAGACGGTAGCCGAGCCCGCGCTCACGCAGGCGCACACGCTCACGGTTGCGGGCGCATCGCACGCCCAGAGCGTAGAAGCTCCCGTTCTGACGCAGGCGCACACTCTGGCAGTTGACGGCGCGACGCAGGCCAGCGCGGTCGATGCGGTTGCGCTGACGCAGGCGCACACCCTGGCCGTTGCGGCGGCGGCTCAGGCGCAGACGGCCGACAACGTAGCACTCGGTGTGCCTGCCATCCTCGAGATGGCGGATGCCGCGCACGAGCAAACGGTCGACGCGCCGACGATCCTGGTTCTGTACCTGCTCGAGGTACAGGGCGCGGCGCACGGCCAGACGGCGGACGCAATCGCGCTAGCGCAAGCTCACGTGCTGGCGCTGGCGAACGCCAGCCACGCACAGACGTCTGAGAGTCCGGCGCTCACACAGGCGCAGTTGCTAGTCGTCGCAGGTGCTATGCAGGCTCAGACGGTTAGCAGCCCACTTGTCTATCAGCCGATCCCGGCAGGCCGAACGGGCGTGACGGTTACGGATAGCAGGCGACTCTCGACGGCAGGCGATTCTCGACGATCGGGCACGCCAATCGACGACGGCCAAAGGGAGGTAGGTTAGGTGGCCAATACCTACTACATGAAGCGGCACGATCTCCTCCCGAGCATCACGGCGACGCTGAAAGACTCGGCGGGCACGGCCGTCTCGCTCACCGGCTACACGGTCAAGTTCCACATGTGGATCGAGGGCCAAACGGCCAAGGTGAATGCCGCGGCCGTCGTCGTGACTCCTGCCTCGGGCACCGTGCGCTACGACTGGACCGGCACCGACACGGATACGGCAGGTGAGTACGCCTGTGAGTGGGAAGCGACCGAGACATCGACCAGCAAGACCGTGACCTTCCCGAACTACGAGAACGACGTTGTCATCATCCTCGAGGACGGAGCATAGCGTTGCCAGCGCAAGGAGTTGAAACGTGAGTGGATTCCAGCCTTACCCAGCGGCCGGCAGCGTGACGACGCTTGCGGCTCTCGCGGCCCGGACCGTTGGCGCGAACGGCGACGCTGCATTCCTTGGCTATCAGCATCGTCGCTATGTCGCGCTCCTCAACATCACGGCCTCGGCAACGGCTTCGGGCGACACGCTCGACGTGTACGTGGATGTGTCGATCGACGGAACAACCTGGCTGAACGCGATTCACTTCACCCAGCAGGCCGGCGACGGCGCAGCGACAAAGCGATTCGCGGTCCTGGACTCGACCAATCCAGGTACCTCCGACATAGCCGTGGCTACTGACGCGACGGCGGGCGCTGTGCGGCCCGCTCTGTTTGGCCCCTATGTGCGGGCGCGTTGGGCGATGGTGGATTACGGCAGCAACGGCAACACTTCGCACACGTTCAGCGTGACTCTTTTGGCAGCGTAGCTCAGGCAAGCGATAACCGCCCCTCGACAGACGCGAGGCCGCTTGTGGCGGCCTCTTTCAGTTAGGAGAAAAGCATGGAGCCCACTCTCGTCGACGCCATCAACCAGGCAGCGGTATCGGTGGATGGAGCCATGGTCAACGTGGCTGTCAAGCAAGTCGCTCTGAGCCAGGCGGAAGCCGAGGCGACGGCGGCGCAAACCGACCTCGACTCCCGGAAGGCGGTCCTCGTGGCTGCCATCGCCAACCTCGAGACGGCCATCGCCGCGATCAAGGCGAAGTACGGACTGTAGGAGAATCATCACTCCATGGCAGACGATCTTACCTCTCAGGGAGCGAGTACCGCGGGCGATGCGGGTTCAAGCGCTAACGCTTCTGCCGAGGGCACGGCTACCGCGGCCGTAAACGCGGGCGCGACCTCCGACACTCGAACCTTCACCCAGGCCGAGCTCGATCAGATCATCTCCGCCCGTCTCGCCGAGCATCAGAAGCGCAGCGCGGCGCAGCTGAAAGCGGCGGCAGACAAGTCCGAACAGGATCGGCTCACCGCTCAGGGTGAATACAAGACCCTCGCCGAGAAGGCGCAGGCACGTGTCGCCGAGCTCGAGCCCCTGTCCGAGCGCATCGCGGCTTACGAGGCGACCATCACGGGTCTGCTCAAGGTCAGGCTCGACGGTCTGCCATCCGAGGCCAGGAAAGCGGTGGACGCACTGCCGGGCAATCCCTCGCCGCTCGATCGGCTCAACTGGGTCGAGGCCAACGCGGCGCTCTTCACCCGGACGGCCCCTCCGAGCATCAATGCTCGGGACGGCCAAGCGGGGGCGCTACCTGCCGACCCCAAGGAACGCGAGGCGGAGATTCGTCGCCGCTTCCGCATCAACTGAAAGGACAAGCCAGCTATGGCTGATATCACCGTAGTTCCCGCCAGCGTGCGGCCACTCGGTCAGTGCCTCATCCGGCGATTCACCTGCGCTGAGGCGATGACCCCCGGCCAGCCGGTCTACCTGTCGGCAAATGACTCCGTGTCGCTCGCCGATGGGTCCGCGGTCTCTACCTCATTCTGCATCGGCGTGGCGGTTGCCGGATCCGCCGGTGCCGCAACCATCGCCGTGGGCGAGGAGGTCGACGTCGTGCTCTACGGCGCCGTCACCGGCTACTCGACCAACATGGCGGTCAACATCCTGCTCTTCGTGGACGACGACGCCGGGATCATCTCGACCGCCGTCGGCACGAAGGATACCCAGATCGGAATCGGAATCAACGCCTCGACGATGCTCGTTTGCCCGCGCATCATCGACGTCTCGTAACTGCTGAAGGAAGGAAGGTAACATAATGGCTCTCGGACCAAACAGCCTCCAGCAGTTCGCGCTTCCGTCCTACTGGGACGCGGCCACTCTGGAGAAGTTCCGGCTCGCCTCTGGCGAGACTTACGACCAGCTCGTCGGGGATATCGGCTCGGCGCTCGCGATCGCGAATCAGGACGTTCTCTCCGACCCGCTCAACGCGAGCCTCATGTCCATCACGACCGATGCCGCGTTCGAGTACGCGATCGGCGTCTCGAACGGCTTCACGGCGCACACCGAGTACGGCCGGCCCGACGCCCGGCGGGGAGCGACCACGGGGCACATGCTTCCCCTGAACAGTTACGACCGGCTTCTCGCCTGGACCTGGGATTTCCTCCGGAAAGCTCGGCGCGTTCAGATCGACGCCGACGTTGCCTCTGCCATTCAGGACTACAAGGATCTGTGGCAGAAGCAGCTACTCACCCGCCTCTTCAAGGAGACCTACACGGCGGTTGGCTCCTCGGGTCGGTCAATGCCCATCGCCGACGGCGGCACGGCGGACGCGACCTACGTGCCTCTTCCCTTCCCGGACCGCGGGGGCACGTTCCTGTACACCCACGATCACGTTCGCCCTCTCGACGGCATCACCCAGGCCAACCTGGAGACGGCGGTCGGGCTGCTCTGGGAGCACGGCTACGATGCGCCGTTCGATCTCGTGGTCGCGCAGGCCGATATCTCGAGCTGGGTCAACACCAGCAACGTGACCGGCTTCGTGGCGCGCGGCTCCGCCCTCGTCAACCAGGGCGTCACGGCGGACGTGGCGAACGTCTCAGCCGCCTACGTCGGGGTGGTTCTGACCACTTACGGCGAGTGTCGAGTCCGGGCGACGGGGCGAATCCCGACGACCTACTGGGCCGTATACAAGTCTTTCGGCTCGGGCGATCAGCGTAACCCGCTGGTGGTTCGGGTCGGGACTGACTACGGCTCCTCGGCGACCCTTCTCCGTGGGGACCACATCCGGGAGTTCCCGCTAGAGGAGGCGATCATCTTCGCTGAGTTCGGCGTCGGCGTCGGGAACCGCGTTGGCGCGGTGGCGTGCAAGAACACGAGCTCCACGTATTCGGATCCTACAATCACCTAACCGAACGGATCACAAGTCCGTAGGGGGCGGGCAACCGCCCCCTACGTTCGGGAAAGGATTTCCACATGGCTGTTATGCCATTCGCCCACGGCATCGACGTCAAGAAGCTCTTCAAGATCAACGGCACGACGGTTACGTCGACGGCCGCCGAGATCAACACTCTGGCGTCGGTTACGGCGGGCGCCGTCACTGCGAGTAAGGCCCTCGTCGTCGACGCGAGCCGCAACCTGGCAACTATCGGCAACGTCACCTCGGATGGTGTCATCGCAACGACAAAGACGGCGACGGGCACGGGACTCGGTACGGTCCGCGCCATCTACGGCCAGGCAACGGCCAGCGGAACCGACATCGCCTCGGGCAACCTCGTCGGCGCTCGGGGCTCGCTCACGCTGTCGGGCACCGTCACGGCCGGCGGCGCAGCGCTCTACGGCACGCAGGGCAAACTCCTCGTGACCGGCACGATGAATCACGCGGACTCCCGGCTCTGCGCGATGCTCGCCCAGCTTGACATCAGCGCGGGCACGTACACCTCTGGCCAGATGTCGGCCCTCTGGGTGGACGCTGGCGCGTCGGCGTCGGCGAGCGCTGTCAGCACCAAGGGCGGCGGGCAGTTCAACTTGATCCGCATTACCAACACGACGACGGCCAACGCCAACGCCGTGATCTACGCCTACGCCGAGGCGGACTACCTCCTCGAAGCTGGCGGGCCGGGCGGAAACGCCGACTGGTTCGCGGCCAACACCCACACGATCGACAGCCACGCGCTAGCCTACGTCCTGAAGATCAAAGATCCGGCGGGCGCGGCGGGCTACATCCCGGTATTCGCGGCGGTGCCAGCATAGGAGGCGGGGCGTGCTAATCACCCGTGAGCAGGTCGAGGAGCGGCTACAGACACTCCGTGAGCAACTGGACCAACTCAAGGCCAACGCGAACGCGGTGATTGGCGCGGTCCAGGACTGCGAGCACTGGCTCGCGGTTCTGGAGTCTGAGTCCCCGAAGCCTGACGGCGAGGAGGGCGAATGAGCGCAACCTACAAGACTACGCTCCTTACAGCCCGCGACAGAATCAGATTCCGACTGGGCGATGTCGACGTGAACCGCGCCCTCCTCTCCGATCAGGAGATCGCCGCGGTTCTCACGCTGAAAGGCGGCGAGGACGCGGCGCTCATCTATCTCGCCAAGGGACTGCTCTCCCAGTTCGCACACCAGCCGACGCGGGTATCGGCGGACGGCACGGTATTCGACTTCTCGGAGCGGATCGGCGTCTGGCGTGAACTGGTCGCCGAGCTCGGGGTGTCAACGGGCTACCGGATCCGCCGGATGGCCCGGCCGCAGCTCATCAACGGGGGGGCGGAATCGTGAAGCTCGCGGTTCCGCCGCTCTACTGGTCGCACACGGCCACGATCTACACGCCTGACACCACGGGGGCGTACACGGTCCTTGCCAAGTCCGACCTCGACTGTCGCCTGGCCTACGGTGCGATGGTCGCGGTCTGGTCGGGCATGGATATCCAAACGGGTTTGCCGTCTCGGCGGCTAACCTACCCGATCAGCTTTCCCGACTACGTGATCCCCGACGATTGCCAGGTCGAGATCGACGGTATCAGGTGGCAGGCCAGGCGCGGAACGGAACACGATCCCGCGCCCTACGGCGAGGCTGTCTACCACGCGGTTGATGTCTCGCAGGTGGCCTCCTGATGCCGAGGATCCGGGAGCCGGACTACTCGGTCAAGTGGATGGCCGTCAACGCGATCCCCGAGCTGCA